ACTAGTCTTATTGAAGATCCGGCTACTGGGCAATTGATAGAAATCTCAGTTCCAGCCAACCAACCTACGTCTCCTGAAGAGGCTGCTGAGTTCCAGCGTCATCTGGCTCGCAGGAGAGGACAACGTCGTACTACTGAAGGAGAAATTGAAGATTATCCAGTTGGCCCATACACTTCAGATCAAAGACAATGGTTATTAGATGAGACGGCTCGAGAAGAGGGTTATTCTGATTGGAATGCTTTAGTTCAGGCAGAGGGTTCAGCTCGTGCAGCTTCTATTGAGCGGTATACTGTTGGATCTAGTACATCAACTTTCACTATTCCAGGTCCTGGAGATCCTATAGATCAAGAATCGGAGGGATTTGTTACATCTTCTGATGAAGAAGTTGCTAAATTCCGAGCTCATTTAGAGAGGAAGAGAAGGAGAGGACAATAATGCCAGCTCAGGATATTCTTACTGGGCTTAATAGTGCCATTCCCTCTATATTGAGTCAGCTAGAGACTATAAATCGTCAAATCAATTTTGCTACTAAAGCCCCTAATGCTGTTAGCGTAGAATCGGCAAGAAATCAAGATAATCGAATAATTAGTGATTCTAGAGGAAATCCTGTATTAGATTTTAAACCAATTGAATCAGAAGCATTTACTGGAATTACAGCTTCTAGAAGAAATGCAAAGCCATTTATTATCGGTTTTATCCCTCCTGATAATCCGATTAATTTTGTTCCGATTCAAACGGCATTTGATCAAGTTAGTATTATCAATACTGGTCCGTCAACACTTCTTCCCGCGCAAGGTTCAGGAGGTGTATCACTAACTGGCCAAGTAATTAGAAATTTTGGTAACGATGGATTAGTTAAAAAACAGTGGGTTAGCTTCTCTAGGTCTGAATTTAGGGATGCTATGTATGAATCTTATAAGAAACAAACAGGAAGAGAACCTACTGAAGCATGGCTTAGAATGGCTTGTGCTCAGGTTTGGTTAGAAACCGGAGCTTTAGCAAGTGGTGATACTATTAGAGCTCCAAATTATAATTTAGGTGCTACCCATGCTACTGCACATGGTGTTGATTATATGTATGCAAGAGATGCAAATGGGAATTATGTTAGTGAAGTCCGGGGAAAACAAAGATTTATTGTAACAACAGCTACTCCTACTGAGTCTGCTGTACCACAACCTTCATCAGGTAGTTGGTATATATCTGATGATTATAGACCTGTAACAGATGGACAGGGGAGATCTGCTAATCAACCATATCGTCAATCATATTGGGCTTTTCCAGATTTACAATCAGCTGTTGATTACCAAGCTTCATTATTAATAGTTAGGTGGCCTAACACTGTCTATGCTACAAATGAAGAAGAATATGTAGATGCGCTAACTGAGAGGGCGGGGAGTCATTATTTTGAAGCACCTAGATCTGTTTATCAAAAAAATCTAGAAACACAAGCAAGAGTATATGATAGAGAATTTCCTGAACCTAAAGGAACCATCCAACCTACTCAAGCAGAAATAACAGCAGAATTAACAGAAACTCAAAGAAATCCACGTCGTTTATTAACTTATGGTCAGAAGCTTGGATCTAATTCTGAAGATAAATTAAGTGGTAGATGGGGTAGAACAGTGAGACCGGATGATGAAAGAAGAGAGTACACTGATAAACAGGTAGAAGCGTTAAGGGCTCAGATCGAAAATCTTAAAAAGATCCCTCCTTTGTTATTATTGATAAACCCAAGTGAATTTAATCGTTCTTATGAACATACTGTTGATTCTAGTGTTAAGACTCGAAATGGACATATTGTTCATATGTGGATTGAAAAACCCCTTAGTATTTCAGCTTCAGGGGTTACTGCTGGACAATATATAATTGATGCATCAGGTCGTGGTGGTCTTACAACAGAACATCGTGTTCATAGTTTAAGTTATGCTAATCTATCTTCTTTAGTTGGAATATATAAAAATAATGGTCGTATTTTTATTGGTGATGAGGCTAATCCTGCGAACCGTGGTGTTCAATTATTAGCATTTACTGTTTTTATTTATTATGACGAGCACATTTATTTGGGTTCATTTGATGATTTTGGAGTAACAGATTCCGCAGATAAGCCATTTAATATGTCATACTCTATGAAATTTAATGTTAGGTATGATATGGCTGTTCCTGCCAAGCCGGAATCTCAGTATAGAGAGACAGATCATCGTATTTCTAGAGGAGTGGCAACCACCAGGGCAACAGGAGAATGAGTCGCGTTTCCGCATTTCGTGGTACTTGGGAACCCAATCGGCGTCCCTACATTACCCTTACGCCTGATGTGTGGGTTGCTATTCAAGGTGAAACCTCTGTCATTGCATGTGGAGAATGTAAAAAGAGACTTCAGATTAATCGTTATGTTACAGGCATATCAACTGAAGCATCAGTAGATTCTCCTCCTGGCTCCGCTACCGTTAATCTTTCCATTCCTGATACTGATATTACTGAATTTTATGCAGAGAATGAATTTGTTATTATTCCGATGATGGAAGTTGAAATTTTTGCTAAGGGTTATTATACTGTTGGAGGTTATCCTCAGTATTACCGAATTTTTTGGGGTCTAGTTCAAACAGTTTCTAAAAGTTGGAGTAACGGTGTTACTTCTATTACTCTTAATTGTCAAGATATTTTAAGATGGTGGCAATTAACTAACGTTATTACTAATCCAGCATTCCTTGACATCCCAAAGTCACAGGCAGGACAGTATCAACTTTTTGGTAATAAATTTGCTGGTTCTAATCCATACACTGTAATCATCATGTTGGCTAAAGAAGCCATGGGTGATTTTTCCATTACTACTAGTTCATTTACTTCATTCCGACCTGAAGATGGTGCTGAACAGCCAGTAATCGGTCAATATGCTAAAGATATTATGGCATATTGGCAATTAAAATTTGGTAATATGTGGAATAACTTAGTTTTATATGGAACTTCAGGAAGAGCTTATACATTTGAAGGATTGCCTGGTAATGTTAATCCAATGAAGATAGCTTATGCTATCTTTGAACAAGAAGCTAAAGAATTAAATCTTAATGAGGCCACTGCTTATTTTAAAATCAAGCCTCATGAAATTGCAGCATTTAAAAGAGATTATACTAAAGCCGGTGAAGTTGACTTTTTCCAAAATGACACGATGACCAAACTTGAGGTTGCTCTTCAAGCTCGAGATCAAGCTGGTCAATATGAATTTTATTGTGATACAACTGGAGATATCGTATTTAAACCGCCATTTTATAATTTAAATGTTATTCCGAATAAACCTGTTTCTTGGATTCAAGATTTTGAAATTTTAGATGAAAGTATTAGTGATACGGAGAGTCAAGTTTATACTCATGTAGTTTCGCATGGTAATGCATTTGGTGGTGTAGATGCTTATGGGCTTAATACTGATATAACTACTCCTCGTACTGGTGTTATTGATTGGCATTTGTTGAGACGATATGGATGGCGTAAATGGGATTTACAAGTAGAATGGGCTGGTAATGCTAAGAAATTATTTTATCATTGTCTTGACGCATTAGACAGATCAAATGTAAGAAGAATAAGTGGAAATATTACTATTCCCATGCGACCTGAACTTAGGATGGGATTTCCAGTTTGGGTGCCATCACATGATTCATTTTATTATGTTTCCGGTATTTCTCATCAGTATTCAGTTGGTGGACAGGCTACAACTACTGTTACTTTAATAGCTAAGCGATCTAAGTTTATTGCTCCTAAAAATATTGGTAAATTACAAACAATCAGGACTAAAATAACAACAACTAAGAAGAAAAATATTGCTACTAAGAAACAACAGAATAGGAAACAATCGAAGAAAATCCAAGAAATTGATCATGGGATTAGGGATGCAAATTCAGAAATTTCTTATTCCATTACTTTTCCATCTAATGTTGGTCAATCTTCAAGTTTAGTTGCTGAAGGAGGTCAACAATCGGAGTTTGGTGGGCCAGCCATACTGCGTGATCCTAAGACTGGAAAGCTTTTAGGATTTCCAAATGCAGTGATGGTTTATCGAACTTCAATGAGTGGAAAAGTATTGTCCAGTCTTTTAGCAGAAAAAGGGGATACTAGAGCTAAACGTCCAAAGAAACAAGATAAAAAACGAAATGAAGGTACCGATTTTACTGCTGATAGAATTCAGGGAGAAATTCTTCGACAAATTCATAATGAAGAACGTTCTAAGCTTATTGAGCGGATTCGAATTCATCGCTATGAGTGGGGATTTTCTAATGCTGGAGCTTATGATTATGCTCATGATGAAGCAGGTGAAGTTCAGGAATTAAATATAGTTCCAGCTTCTTCCATTTTATGGGGAGCTGGTACAGACGATCCATCTGAACAAACCGGAATTTTAAGTCAGAATGAAGTAGCAAATAGAAGTATTGAATCCAATGCCAATTTAGTGTCTAAACAAGATGAAATTAAAGCTGTGGAAGCTGAAATCAGGGCTACCCGTAGTGAGCTTGAGTTACTTCGCATAGAACTTAGAAAATTTGCTAAGAGTAATTCATACGATGTAGAAACAGCAGCAGCTCAAGAAACTCGTCAAGATGAATTAACTGAGAGACTTAGATTATTAAACGAAAGACGAGTTCAGTTCAAGGCTGAAGAAGCTACAATTACTACCAGAGGTTCAGTTAAAATACTGCCTGCTCCTAATGTAATGGTGAGACCAGTATCTGATGAATTTGGATTTGAAGTAATTGGTCATTATCGATATGGAAGAGGTGCTTTTTTAACTGGAGGGCAAATTCAAATTCAGGATTCTGCTGGTATAAATCAAACTGTTAATCAATTAGGTATCCAATTTTCGGCTCATGGAGGGCTTTTAACAGATAATCCTAGGCAAAGGAATCTTGGTACTTTATCATTTAATTTCGCTGAAGCATATGAAAAAATGGGACCGGATGACTTTACTACAGGCGCTACTTTTACCGGTGGGAACTATGAAAATCCTCAAGAAATTGCAGATATAAATCCAACTAATCAAACCACTTATAGTAGTGCAGTTGAGAAAAGTGCTAGACTTGGCAATACTGTATTTGTAGAGGCAGATGCTTTACGTCGTGCAGTAACCTTAGCTGAATTAAGGCCATATACTAATACCGGGTCTGAAATTGGAGAAGCATTTAGTAATTGTGCTTGTCAATTGGGACGGACTAATTGGCTATCAGTTTTGCCTCAAGAAGCTATTACTAAAATACTAGGACCAAATCAAGCTGTTGAAGAGAATATTGAATATACTAGAACTGCCTCTCCAACTACAGTGGTTAGGAATCCTGACCCGTTGGTTGCTCCTAAACGTAGTGGTAATACTGCACGTGCCATTGGTGTAGCTGCTGGTGCTAATCAATTTAGTGCTAGTGCTGTTCAGGAAGATGTACTTACTCAGGAAGGTCAGACTAGAGGAGTCCCGAATCGAGCTGTATCAACTGATGCTCCGTGGCCTGAACCTTTCTCTCCTCTTGGTACTCCGCCTGTACCGCCAAATTCAGTAAATTCGAACAGTCCTACTCCAATTCGAGCTGTTGATGGATCTGCAGATTCTAATATATCTATTCCTTCTATTACTTCAGCTGGTCAAGATCATGCGTCTAATCCACAAAATCGTTCAGGTCAAAATAAGGCAGTTATTAAGGGAACTAATTTTTCAACAGAAAACTTCTTTAATATATTGAATCAATATTTAACTGATAAATTTAGTAGAGAATACCAAGAAAATGCAGCTAGAGAAGGAAAATATACTGCTCGTTCTTTTAATATCAATCCTCCATCTCCGCATGGAAAAGAACATCTAAATGGTTTGTTGTCTCCGACAGATATTGAGGGTCCTGGCGGGTCTTTATTTGACAGAGCCGCTAGTGGTGATCCGGATGCTTTAGCAAAGATTAGAGCTGGTGCTAATTTTAATTTTGGTCAAACTAAACAAGCTAGTGAAAAATTCAATGCAGCTTTTAAAAAAGGTGGTGAAATTGATTTCCACTTAAGTGAAGCTGGTAGAAAAGTTGAGGAAACTGGGCAAGTTTTAAATGATGAGTGGCCTAATTTAGCAATTGGCCCTGGTACTATTCAGACTGTAGATACAGCTAAAACTGCAGGGCAAGTTTTAGTTCCCAAATATAGGAATAGACAGCCCCAGCCTCGAGAATACCAAGAAACTCCTATTATTAGACCTGAGCTTATAGCTAATTTGTCTGCTCCTGAAGATCCTCCCATTACCACATTTGGAGGGCCTCCAAGACCTAATTTGTCTGAAGCGTCTGGACAACCAAGTGAAATAACTTCACCACCTGAAGAACCTACATTAATTACTACAAATTTGGAAGATAATGAAGTATCTGATGAAATTGGCGTCCCTGACGATAATGGTCAATATCCGCAGGATTCTTTAGAACCTGAACCTGAAGATTAATTCCCTAATACATTTCTGATATGTGCTACAAATTTAGGATCTGAATTATTCTTGTCTAGTAAATGAACTAGTATT